TTTTCCTGTTACCATTGTAAGCCATAGGCCTTGCATTGGATTCTGACTTAGCAATAGCCCAAGCCTGTTTAAGGGCTTTTCCTTCAAAACCAACAGCTGATAAAAGTTCTTTTAGTTCTTTGTCTGTCAGTGTCTCAGAAGGCTTGTATACAGTAGTGCTGTACTTCTCTAAGGTTTCTTTCTTTAGTTGTACCGTTGATTTTGGTGTTTCCACCGTCAACGCCTGAGATGTTGTTGGACCAGGCTGGACTGTAAATAAGAATAATGTTATCATTCCTATATAAGACCAGTTATGAGCAACATCACTCAATCGCTGTTTTATATTCTCCATTGGCATTTCCTCCTTTAGAGATAACGAAGTATAATCATAACATTGATAGGATAACCCTGTCAAGCCAGTTGACTAGAAAAAATACCGTGAAAATATCTTATTATACAATCTGGGCAGGCTTAAATCCCGCTGTAGGATTTGGTTATGCTGGTCAACATATTGTAAAATCATTACAAGATTTAGGACATGAGCTTTCGTATGCTAACCCTAAAGCTGATGTTCAGATAAATTTTACACAGCCACATTTATATAAATTACATAAAGGCCAATATCAAATTGGTTATACTCCGTGGGAATCAACATCAATGAGAAAAGACTGGGTAGAAAGATTTAATCAGTGCGATGAAGTGTGGGCAACATCAGACTGGTGTGCAGAAGTTTTTAAGGACAATGGAGTTACAAAACCTATATATGTTTATCCACACGGCATTGAAGAAAAATGGTCTGCAGTAAAAAGATCTTATAATGAAGATGAGGTTTTTAAATTTTTACATGTTGGAGAACCATCTCCAAGAAAATCTGGTCAGCTAGTTGTTGACACATTTATTAAAATGTTTGGAAATAATCCAAAATATCAACTAACATTAAAATGTCATCATAATCATACGGTTAGAGTTTATGATAAAAATGGAGAACTAAGATTACCAGAAGACGTTTATTCAAATATTAAAGTTATAAAAGATGAAATGGCGATAGAGGACCTCATAGCCTTACATCAAAGACACCATGTGTTAATTTATCCGACCTGGGGCGAAGGGTTTGGATTCATACCACTACAGGCACTTGCAACTGGTATGCCAGTTATATCAACATATGATTGGGCACATTATAAAAAATTTATAGGGCCCCTAAAGCTAAGGTCTACCCTTACATCTGAAACTTTACCTAAAGCAGTTGGAGATGCACATATAGGGCAAATGTTTAAACCTGATGAAAAGCATTTAGAAGAATTAATGTACGACTCTATTTTAAATTTTAAAGCATATTCTGGGTACTACTTTGCTCAGTCAACTAAAATACATGAAGAATATAATTGGATTCAGTTGACCAATAATGCCTTTGATCATATTTTTAAAAAATTTCAATAACCCCTTCCCCTTTATATAGAAGTTTGGTAGAATAGGACTTCAACTAAAATTATAAAACCGCAAGGCGGAGAAAAGGTGCTACTTTAAAAATGTCAAAAACTATTGCAAACCCATACGAAAATTTTATTGCGCTGTCTCGATATGCAAGATGGATTCCAGAAGAGAATCGTCGTGAGACATGGGGTGAAACAGTAGATCGATATTTTGACTTCATGTTAAACCACTTAAAAGAAAATCATAACTATATTCCAGATGAGAAGCTTGTAGCGGAATTAAAAGACGGTGTATTCCAAAGAAATGTAATGCCTTCAATGCGTTCAGTTATGACATCTGGAGCCGCATTGGAAAGAGATAATGTAGCAGGATACAACTGCTCATTTGTTCCAGTAGACAATCCAAGATCATTTGATGAAACAATGTATATCTTGATGTGTGGAACTGGTGTAGGATTTTCTGTAGAATATAAATATATTAATAAGTTGCCATCCGTCCCAGATTCTTTTGAGAAATCAGATACAGTAATTGTTGTAGAAGACTCTAAGCAGGGATGGGCAAAAGCATATCGTGAGCTACTTGCATTGCTATGGACGGGACATATTCCAGCAGTTGATGTTAGCAAGGTTCGCCCAGCAGGTGCTCGTTTGAAAACTATGGGAGGTCGTTCTTCAGGACCACAACCACTGATTAACCTTTTTGATTTTACAATTGCTAAATTTAAAAATGCGGCAGGTCGTCAATTAAAGCCAATAGAGGCGCATGATATTATGTGCAAGATTGGTGAGGTAGTAGTGGTTGGGGGAGTTCGTCGCTCAGCAATGATTTCTCTTTCTAACATTAATGATATTGAAATGGCTGCTGCTAAATCTGGAAACTGGTGGGAAAATAATCCACAACGTGCATTATCTAATAACTCTGTTGCTTATTCACGCAAACCAGAGATGGAGCAGTTTATTGCAGAATGGAAAAATCTTTATGACTCAAAGTCTGGAGAACGTGGAATCTATAATGTTGCCGCCGCTCAATCGCAAGCAGCTAAATATGGACGAAGGGACCCTGAAGTACATTACGGGACAAACCCTTGCTCAGAAATTATTCTGCGTCCTTATCAGTTTTGTAATCTTTCAGAAGTCGTACTACGTGAAAAAGACACAGTTGAAGATGTATCAAATAAAGTACGCCTTGCAACAATTCTTGGAACGTGGCAGGCTACACTAACTGATTTCAAGTATCTTCGTAAGATTTGGAAAGACAATACAGAAGAAGAGCGCCTTCTAGGGGTTTCTCTAACAGGACAATTCGGACATAAGTTTTTTTCAGGAAAGCAAGGGCTAGATAAGCTAGAAAAGACTCTTTCAGGTCTTCGTGAGTATGCAAGAGAAATTAATAAAGAAGAGGCGGGGAAAATTGGGATTCCTGAGTCTGCAGCTATTACGTGTGTAAAGCCTTCTGGAACAGTGTCTCAATTGGTCGGGGTATCTTCAGGAATGCATCCATGGCATTCACAATATTACATTCGTACAGTACGTGGTTCAAAGGGAGACCCAATTTCAACATTCTTAAAAGAAGTTGGCATTCCAGTAGAAGATGATGTAATGAAGCCAAATGACACATACGTATTTTCATTTCCAGTAAAAGCACCAGAAGGTGCAATTACGAGATCTGATTTAACAGCACTTGATCACCTAAACACTTGGTTGGTTTATCAACGTGCATGGTGTGAGCATAAGCCATCCATTACAGTTTCTGTAAAAGAAGAAGAGTGGATGGAGGTAGGCGCATGGGTGTACAAGCATTTTGATGAGGTATCTGGAATTTCATTCCTTCCCCATTCAGACCATACCTACAAGCAGGCTCCATATCAAGAAGTTGACAAGGCAGAGTATGACGCATTAGTCGCAAAAATGCCTAAAGATATTCGCTGGGAAGATTTATCATTTTATGAGACAGAAGATGGAACATCTACGAACGCCACCCTCGCCTGCAGCTCAGACGGCAATTGTGAGCTTGTAGACATTTCCGCCTAAAAGTAGTACAATATAATTGGGGTAAAACCCAAAATTCCTGGGCACAATGCCCAGAAATAGGAGGATCTAATGCCAAAGCAAGATCTAAACAATGATGGAAAGGTAACAATGCAAGAGAAAATTCTAGCAGCGTTAGCAAGCTATGGTCGCCACTTCCTTGGCGCAGCCATTGCTCTTTACATGACTGGAAACACTGACCCAGGAGATTTAATCAAGGGTGGTATTGCAGCATGTCTGCCAGTTATACTAAAGGCACTTAACCCTAACGAAACCAGTTTCGGGTTTACCAAGAAGTAATTCTAAAATCAATTAGGAACGCTCCTATGCTAAAATTGGCATAGGAGTTTTCCTATTAGGAGAGTTTAGAAAATGGCAGGACAAAAAAACTGGGAAGTAGATCAAAACACTACCTTCTCTTTTATTGTAGAATATAAGGATCCAAACGATCTTCCAATTTCCCTTGTCGGGGCAACCGCAAAACTACAGGTTCGTGATACCAAAGGCGGTAGCAAGCTAGCATTTACTCTCACATCACCAAGCACTGGTGGAATCACAATAGATTCAACACTTGGCAAGTTAACTATTAAGATGACCCCTACCCAAACTAATAAATTATTCTATCCAAAATCTTCTTATGATTTAATGGTGGTAGATTCTAATGGCAACAAGATAAAGTTGCTTGAAGGATTTATAACATTAAATAGATCGGTAACAATTTAATGCCAATAATTAATAATGATAATATTCCAAAAGTAGTTGTCACCGAAGTAGTAAATGATATCATAGTTTCAAGCCCTGGCCCTCAAGGTCCTAGAGGAAAAACGATCCTAAATGGCAACGGCGCCCCATCTAATAACCTTGGCCTAGAGGGAGATTTTTACTATGACAAATCTACAACAAGATTTTATGGCCCAAAATTAAATGACCTTACTTGGGACGGAGCAACTAACTACCTATTAAATACAGAGGTTGCCTTTGTCTATAGCTGGGAAATGGCTATTTTTAATGGACAGTCTGGTCCAGTATATTCTGTTCCAATCAACCATAAGCTAGAATTTCACCCAAATGTAACGGTAAAAACCAGTGGCGGCGACATATTAGAAACAGGAATAGAGTATAATAATATCAACACTTTAACACTGACAATGGCTCAACCATTCTCAGGGACAGCGTACCTGTCTTAGAGGAGCAAAGTAAATGGCAAGATTATTTGTAACTAGTATTAACCTCAACAAGAATGAGCTTATTAATGCTAGAATTCAAAACGTATCATCTGCACCGTCACTTCCAGTAACTGGTCAGATATACTACAACAATTCAGACAATGTAATGTACTATTACAATGGTCTACCTTCACCAGACGGACCATGGGTCCCAATGACCGCTTCTACAGAAGCAATCCAAGATATTATTGGACTTTCTGTAAATGGTGGAACTGGTTTAACTGCAACATATGTTGATTCAACAGGAATCACTACTCTTGATCTTGATAACACTGCTGTAACAGCAGGATCTTATGGCTCTGCCACAAAGATTCCTACATTTACAGTAGACGCACAAGGTCGTTTGACTGCAGCAGGAGAAGCCGATGTAGCAACAACACTAACAATTAATGGAGATACTGGTACAACTGGTATTTCTCTTCTAACAGAATCCCTACAGGTTTCTGGTGGAGAAGGCATTGATGTTACTGTAACAGATAATACAATTACAATTGCTGGCGAAGACGCAAGCACAACAAATAAAGGTGTAGCATCATTTGCAGATGCAGACTTCACTGTAGCAAGTGGAGCAGTATCTATAAAGAATGTAAACCTTGGAACTCAGACTACAGGAAGCTATGTAGCAGGAATCACTGGCACAGCCAATGAAGTTACTGTTTCTGGTTCAGGTTCAGAAAATGCTAGCGTTACAATTGGCCTTCCAGACGATGTAACCATCACAAACAACTTAACAGTTGGCGGTAACTTAAACGTTACTGGAACAATCAACTCAGTAAACACAACACAGGTAAATATCGTTGATAATAAGATCAACCTTAATACCGACTTTACAGGAACCCCAACAGTAGATGCTGGTATCCGTGTAGAGCGTGGTGCTTCACCAGACGTTGAGATTTTGTGGAATGAGACAGAAGATAAGTGGACACTTACAAATAATGGTACAAACTACCATGAAATTACACGTAAGTTTAAGAAGGATATCCTTCTAGCAGATGCAACAAATGGACCAACAAATACAGCGTTTTTGTTTACGCACAACCTTGGTACAAAAGATGTAACTGTGCAAATTTATCAAACTGGCACTCCATATGCTCAAGTCGAAGCCGATGTTGAACACACATCAGACAATACCACAACAATTAGATTTGCTGCGGCACCTTCAGACGGAGAATATAGACTAGTAATTGTAGGTTAAAATGTCGAGACAATTTAAGGTCCCAGTTAACCTAGTACAACTTACAACAGATCCTTCAACAGCCCTTGCTGGAGATATCTACTTTAATTCAGTAAGCTCTAAAATAAAATTTTATAGTGGAACTGAATGGCTAGAAGTTGGCGCAGGCGCAGGTGGTGGCGGAACCACAAACCATACACATGATTATAACGGCAATGTAATAGTTGGCGCAGGTGGATCACTAGTAACCACAGCAACATTTGCAGCAGGAGTACCAAATAATTTAAATGGTCAAAATGGCGATGTTTATGTTGATATAACAAATTTAAATATCTATACAAAATCTTCTGGTGTGTGGGGATCACCAACAGAAATAAACGTATATACAAAATCAGAAGTAGATACATTACTTTCAGGAAAATCTGCAACTGGACACACACATACACTTTCTAGCATAACAGACGTAACCGCTACAGCCTCAGAGCTTAATGTTTTAGATGGAATTACAGCTACAACAGCAGAACTTAATATTCTAGATGGCGTAACTGTTACAGCAGCAGAGATTAATTATCTAAGTGGCGTAGCATCTAACATACAAGATCAGCTAGATAGCGTTGGAAACAGCCTTGGAGACTATATACCTCTTGCAGCTTTAGGAGTTGCATCTGGAGTTGCAGCAACTGACGCTAATGGTAATATATTAGTACCAACCTCACCTGCGGGTGCAGGAATTAAATTTGCAGATAATACAATTCAAACAACAGCATTAAACACATCATCTTTTGCGACTTCAAGTCAGCTATCAGATGTTGAGGTTCTAGCGCTGGCAGGACTATAAGGAGAAATAAATGACGCTTAACTATACAAATCTAGAGTCAGTAATAAAGTCAAAAATAGAAGGACTGACTGCAACGGTAACTGCTGCATCCGCCAACGGAACTACAGTAACCTATACAGCAGGAAATAGATTCTCTGCTGGTCAGGTAGTAAGCATTACTGGACTATCAACAACAGCTTTCAACCTGTCAAATGTTACTATTGCCTCAGCTACAACCACACAGTTTACTGTTACAAATGCAGCAACTGGAACCGCAGTAACTAATGCAACAGGTGTTGCAGTAGTAAATGTGGACACAAAAGAACTTCTTCTTCAGATGAAGGCCCTTGAGACGGCAACAACCAACCTAGGACTTGGAAGAGTAGTTTCAGAAGGAAATTATCAATTCAATCAAATCAGTGCCCTTGCTTCACAAACGCTTACAGATATTCAAAATGCTTCAAGCGGTATTTTAGCAAACGCAGCACTTACTGGAATTCCGACTGCGCCAACAGCGCCAGCTGGAACAAATACAACACAAATAGCAACAACTGCCTATGTAACAAACTCTGTTGCAACAGCAGTTAATAATGTTATTGATTTAGCACCAGGAGCATTAAACACACTTAATGAACTTGCTGCAGCTTTAAACGATGATGCGAACTTTGCATCAAATCTATCAACAACTCTGGCTACAAAAGCATCGCTTACTGGGTCAGAAACTTTAACAAATAAAACAATTTCTGGAGCATCAAACACTCTCACAAATATCCCAAACAGCGCTCTTACTAATAGCTCAATCAGTATTAACGGAGCATCGGTCTCATTGGGTGGAACCCTCACAATTGCAGGTACCATTCCTTCTCAGACAGGAAATGCCGATAAGTTCCTCTTTACCGACGGAACCTCGTCGTCTTGGCAGACTCAGCCTAATGGAATAATTGCCTCAAATGGAACCACTCAGATTAAAAGACCAGTATTAAACTTCATCGGAGCAACAGTCTCAGATGACTTGACCAATAACAGGACTAATGTTATTATTGATTCTGGAAACATCTCTGGATTCGGTTTGTTGAGATACATGCAAGATATCACAGGAATTAATTT